CTGATACTACGAGTCATAGCAACTATTTCAGTTCCTATCTTTAGTTTGATTACTTCGTACTGTTGGGGTGACCTTAAGTCTGTTGCTTTCATTAGATGTTAAACTGCCTCATTTGATATGTGAATCCTTCCTCGTTGTAAATATTTATACGTTCTTTCAAGTGATTCAACGTATGATTTTCACACTGTAAGTCATCGGATATATCAAATAATCGCATAGATGTTTTTCCATCTGCTTTACGAAGACCTCTACCGATAGATTGTAGATTTCGTATTCTTGATTTAGATGGTGAAGCGAAGATAACATTGTCAATCTTTTTGATGTTAACACCAGTTGAGAAGGTACCGTATGACGCCAGTATGACGTTATCATTTGCTTTCTCAACGATTTCACGGACGTTCTCCCTATCCTTGGTATCAGTCCCGCCATAAACATAATGTAATTGCTCACCTAAGCGTTTCGTCATTTTATCATGTAAAACAACTCCATGCTTCTCTACATATTGAAACAGTACTAGAGTGTTGCCTTTAAGGGAATAGACAAGGTTGCATATAAACTCATTACGTTTATCATGAGATACTAAGTAATCCATCTCATCTTGGTATGACATTTTTTTCTGTTTGGTATGACGAAGTATGACACATTCTATTTCTAAATTTGCAATAGTTCCTTCGTCCATCAATTCTTTTGTTGTTATGACCTTTTTTACAGGCCCAAACAATCCTTCGAGTTGTAGTCTATGAACTTCAGTTCCATCTAGTGTTCCAGTAGTTCCGATACGAACTGCAGTATTCTTCATCTTCTCAAGAATACCTTTAAGTGTTTGTGCTTTGAATAGGTGTGCTTCGTCTCCTATTACTACGTCAAATCCTTGTAAGATTTCTTTAGGCGCTTTACTAAAACTCTGCCATGTCGATATCGTAATGTCAGCAGGAAATACAGGTTGACCACTATAAATTTTACAAATGTCTTTATCATATCCATATTCTTCAAAATCCTTCGCCATCTGTTCTACCAGTGAAGTAGTGGGGACGATAATAATAGTTTTTTTGTTATAGTATCTCGCAAGTAAATAAATGATTAATGACTTACCACTTGCGGTTGGAGACAACAATAATTGTCTGCCGTATTGAACTGTACTTCTAAATGCATCTAACTGATAGTCTCTAGGTTGAAAAGGAAGACCTAACTCTTCTATGAAACTTTCATCAGGCTCTCTTTCTTTATCTCCAAGAATGTCACTTACACCCTCAAAGTTATATCCTCTTTCTCTACAGAACTCGTCAATGTAGGGTAGTAATCCTATATAAATTTTATTTGTTTTGATTGAAAAGAGACGTACCTTTCCATCCCAAAATTTATTCTTGTAGGAAGGCATGAACTTAGCATTGGGTACAGTGAATGAAAAGAATTCAAACAAGTCTCTTGCAAGTCCCTTGTCACAGTGGACTCTCAAAAATACTTCATCAACCTTCTCAACTCTTACCGTATCAGACATATTGATTGCCTGAGAACCATCCAACTAATGCTTCTCTAGTACCTCTTGTTACAGGGGTTACTTGGTGATAAACGAATGATGGGAATATGATACATGAACCTTTTGCTTTTGCACTGAATGGTACAGAACTAACTGCTGGTTCCATGTCAACTCTCATGTTCCCTGTTGCACCCATAACGTTTAAAGTGTTATACGGTTCTAACCATTGAAAGTGACCACCTTCATATTCATCGGGGTCTGATAGTTGAACTGATAGACTTAGTTTTCTAATCTTATTATTTGGTAGGGGTTCTGTTCCAGCATCTGTATGCCATGTATAGAAGTCGCCCTTCTTTCTTTTGGTTTTTGCTGGAGCATTATATATTGTGTATTGTAGGTTTTCGATAAACTCAAACTGGTGATTCCAATTTGATTGAGTGTTTGCATCCTCCACAATCTGAAAAATCTTTTTGTATAGGTCGGGTATCTTTCTCTCATACTCATGATTAGTGAACCATTTAACATTACCCGAACGTATGTTTTTATCATCAGCACCACCAGTGTTAGGGTCACCGACCATAGCAACTTGTTCTTCGCTTCCCTTTGCAACTGACTTGAGTGTTTCCACTTCTTGTTCTGTGAAAGCATTAGGGATGATACACATGTAGTTTTTTAAAATCATATTATTGACCTGCCATGAATCGTCTCCAATCGATTGTGTTCTTTATCGTTTGGTGTCTCCAAGTGATATTCTGCATACAATCTTTTAGAAAGTCGATAGTTATTTTTAGGTATTCAATCTTTGCTTTGATTTCTCTTAAGTCTTGGTCTGAATTATAAAAGAACTGCATATCACTTTTCATAATTTTAAGACCATCGAATGGGTCATCATTCCATCCTAGTTCCTTGATTCTATCTGCATCCATCTTACCGTTATACCACAACCACTTATCTTTGAGAAGTTCATCATACTTGAACTCCCATTGCTTAAGGGTGAGTAATTTATTGGTGAGTTGGTCTTGGTATTTAGCATGAAGTTTAGGAACTTCTAAAGATGCATTATCCAATTCGATATCATCAATTTCACAATCTTTTGCCCACTGGGCCTTTAATTCATCTAAAGTCATAATGTATATATTATATCACGTAAAGGTGATATTAACTAGTGGATTCTATATCGAAGTGTGTGAACCTAAACTCTACTGTACATACTGCTGGTTCTGAATCCGAACCACTCTTTAGTTCTATACCGCTTAACGATATAGGGAATGCATCATAGAATTTAAAATACCTGTTAGGTAAGTTTTTGTTAGTGTTAGTTACTAGTGTAATTTGTGCATACTGTTTCAAGTCGTTGTTGATATCTGACAATTGTTGTAGTGAGTTTTGACTTGTCTCAGTATAGTTGGCAAAGTCTACAGTATCAGATATGGGAACAATACTATCCATCCAATCGTATATCTCTTTGTAGTTTTCTATATCTTCATCTACAATAAAGGATACACTTAACTGACCGAACTCTACCTTGTCGCCTGGGAAGTAAGCATCTACACCAATTCTTGTTGGGATATTAACTTCTACGAACGATAGACTAGGGATACTAACTGATTGCACATAGTATTCTACAGTAGGAACCCTATCTATTAACAGTCTAAAGTTGTTACTATTTAAAATTGATTTATTGATATCAGTCATCTAACTTCATAACCCTCTTATGCGAAGTGACATCATGATAGTCACCATTCGCTGAATATGTTCTTGTTCTTTCTTCTTCGCACAGATAACCATCTGCAACGAATGTTGTTATGACTCTTCTAGCGATTACTTCTTTTGTTTTTTCAACACCGTTTTCAAAGAGTCCGTTAGCCCAGGGGCCTTCTAATACTTTCACGTCTTTATAATATTTCTTTTCCATACATGTATTTAGTCATAATAAAAACCCCTCATGAGAGGGGTTCAAAGTATCTAAGGATAGAAAGGGTTATCCGTAATGTATGACGGTAAGGTGTGAGACTTACGTGTATTAGTCACTACGGGTTTTGCTTTCTTCTTTAGAGTTTTTCTGACTTCACTTCTGACTTGAAGTGTCTTTTGATATTTAGTCATAACATCTCCTATATGAAGATGCGTTCCTTCGGTATCATTACCTACTTCCGTTCACTGCTACATTTAGAGTGAATGAACGATTATATAAAGTATTTATATAAAAAAAGGGGTCTAAAAAGACCCCTTTTAAAATCAACTACCTCAGAATTATAGGATGTTAGAAACAGCCATTTTTCTGTAGTATTGGTTAAGACCAGCAGTCGCAAGACCATCTCTGTTCTGTACGTTTCCTGTGTCAACGAATGGGTTTGAAACCATACCGTATCTTGTCTTAAATCCGATTTTTGGTTGGAAAGTGTTCTCGCCAACTGCACGTACCATTTGTAATGGAACGTATGGGCAATAGAACATACCAGCGTCATAAGGGTTTGAACCTCTATAACCAACAGTCATGTAGTCTGTTGAAGCATACGGGTCGATGTATACTTTAACTCTTCCGTTAAGAACACCAGCAAAAGTATTGCCTGTGTCATCAACATTCAAGTTAATCTAATACACCAGCCATTGACAATGCTGAAGCAACGTCTGAAGAACAAAGGATAAAGTTACCTTTTCCTCTTCTTGTGTCTTTAGCGATGAAGTTTGACTCTCTTTCGATTTGGAACAATAGACCTTTGAACTTTTCAACTGACCATCTACCGTTAGCGTCAACGTCTAAGTTGAATGTACCAGCAGCTGCAGTTGCCTGAGCACCTGTTTTCGCTTGGTTGTTTACGCTTCTGATTACTTCCCTGTTGATTTCAGCAAGGATTTCAGATGATAGGATGTTAGCAAGTTCTGACTCAGCGTCAAGACCGTGAATTGCTTTAAGGTCTTGTGCAAGTTCTAAAGTATATTCTGCTTTCAATGCTCTGGATTTGGCAGTTACAGTAGCCTTCTCAATAGTGAATG